TTCATATTGCTACCGGCGTGGAAGCGATAGATCGTGTTGCTGCCATGCAGAGCAGTGACAAGCTGCAGCTCGAATAGCTCGATGATGCTGCTCGGCGCAATCTTCTGTAGCTCTGAGACAGGTATCGCCATGGCTACGGCTCGAACACCTCGATGAAGGTGGCGGTGATGTTATTGAAGTTGCAGGAGCGAAGCGTGGTCTGCCACTCCCTGCAGATGTACTTGCCAGCAGTGCCGCTAGGCGGGGTCCAGTCGAAGCTCTCGACGCCAGCTCGGGCATCCAAGAAGGCTGTGATGTTGTCGCGCTCGGTGTCGGTGCGGTTCAGGAAGTTGAGCTGCCACTCCTTGCCATTGCGGTGCAGGCCGAAGCCGACGCGATGCTGGTAGCCATCACCTGCCTCGAATGTGACCACCCGCGGCTTGCTGATCTCAGTGGCCTCGAAGCTGGGCGTGTAGGTGAAGGTGGCCATTAGTTGAGCAAGCCTCCTGGGCGCTTCTGAATCACGATCTCATTCTTGACGGCTTCGCTGATTGCCCGGCCGAACTCGGCGCCCTTGGCGTTATCACCTTGAACGCTGGTGCCGCTGGCGTCAACATTCACCACCACGCTTACCGCGCCACCGCCATTAGCGGCCTGCACGCCGAGGCGGCCATCACGGCCACGGCGTAGCGGCATGATCGCCTCAGGTCCGGCCTCGCCCATCAGGCCGATGCCATTGGCGAAGGGGAACATCGTCGGCTTGTCGACGATGCCGCCACGGGCAAACTTCTGGATGCCGTTCTGGGCGAAGACGTTGCCCATGGCGCTCGGCTTGATATTGAAGATATCGAAGATGCCGCCCACCAGCGGTCTGATGATGGCCTGCCGGATCGCAATGCGAGCAATGTCGGCGATGATGCTGTTGGCCAGATCGGTGAAGTTCGCCTTGCCGGTGGTGACGAAGCTGGTCAGTTGATCCTCCAAACCTTGGAAGGCGCCCTTGACTGAATCGGCAACCTGTCCGCCGAAGTTCTTGAGGCTGTCGTAATACTGCCTAAGACTTTCTCCGAAGGTGTCTCCGAAGCCATCCTTCACCTGCTTACTGGCAGCCACCAGCTCCTTCAGCTTGTCGATCTGCGCCTGAGTCAGACCAGGCAGGCGCTCGAGGATCGTTTGCAGTTCGCGATCGATCTCGACCTGCTTGAGCTTGTCGCCAGTGATCAGGCCAGCCTTGATCTGCAGCTCCTCCACAGTGCGCTTGTAATCCTCCTGCAGTTGGTTGCGCTTAATAAAGTCTTGCGCAACAGCGGCACCCGTCTTCGTCGCTATGTCGGCAATGTCTTCCATGTATTGCCGCTCGGCCTTGGCTAGCTCTAGTAGATCATTGCGGTTCTTCAGCTTGCTCTCCGCAAACTTTTGCTGAGCGATCTCGTACTTAATCGAAGCGACCTGCGTTTCGTTCTCCTTCCGCTGCGCCTCAAGCAGATCTAGCTCAAGCTGATACAGCTTCTGGCTCATCTCCTCTGCTTTCTTCGGCTTCGCGCCAGCGCCTGTGCGCAAACCACTCAGATCTGGCGTTGTGCCGGGTGGGGGTGTCGGGATGTTTGGCATCGTCATGGCGCCCTGCAAGCTCGTGCCGATCTTCTTGGTGATGTCGTCAATCAACTTGCTGAGGCCAACAGCTAATCCGACCCCAACAGCGCCACCAGTGACCAAGCCAACAGCCTTCGCCTGTGCAGGTCCAGGAGTTTGCAGGCCAGCGATCAAGCTGAGCACCGCTGCGCGTGCTGTTTGCACTGCAAGCATTGCCCGCTCAAGCACCAACATGCCGCGCATTACGCCGAGCACACCTCGCAGCGCAGTCGCAAAGGTCGTGATATTGGTCGCGATAAAGACGCCAGCAGTCACACCGCCGAGCACCACCATCGTCTTGATCAATCCAGCAGCCACCTGTTGCAGTCCTGCTGCGCCGCCGATCGCTTTGTAGAACTCACCTGCAAGATTGCCCACGAAGGTGATCGCCTGCGTGACCACGCTCACCAACCCACTCATCACCGGCAGCAACGCTGAACCGATCTGCACGGTGAGCACAGTGGTCTGTGCCTTCATCAGAGCTAGCTGATCATTGAACGCATCAGCCTTGTTGGCGAAGTCAGGACCAATGCCGAGGCCGAAGCGTTGGATCTCCTTGCTGCCTAGGTTCAGGATTGGAATCAATTCATCACCAGCTTTGCCGAGGACTTTCATTGCCAAGGCAGCTTTCTGCCTCAGTAGTGGCGACGCCAATCGTCCTAAAGGCTGCGGCCGCGCCTTCGCCTCCTGTGGCAGCAGCCACTAGGTTTTTATTAAGGAATTTCAGTCCATTCGCTACACCCTCGAGGCTGGTGCCAGACAGCTCCGCTGCCACCTTGAACTGCCCCAGCGTCTCAATGCCAACGCCAGTGCGCTGTGACAGGTCGCGCATGTTGTCGGCCAAGTCGATCGCGGACTTCGCCATCGCGACCACACCACCCGTCACTGCCACAGCGGCCAGACTCTTGAGGCCGGTGTAGAGCAGGTTGGTCGCCAGGCTGGCGTTCTTAATACGCCCCTCCAAGCCTTGCATGGAGTTGCCAAGGCGCCGAATATTGTTCTCACCTGCAACGCTGGCCGTGATCTTCAGCAGCGCCTCCATGTTCATCGCCATGGCTATGCCCCCTGCTTATTGATCACCGTCATCGCTGCGGCCTCCATCACCTGAAGATCCTCCAGCAGCGCACGCGGTTCCTCTACGTCGTACAGCTTAAACAGCCAACGCACCGCTGCATAGTCCAATCCGATCACGCCACTCATCGTGGTGCGCCACTGCGTCTGGACTCGCAGGAACATTTCAACCACTGGCCAGTTTTCCGGCAGGATCCCGAAGTCTTCATCCGGTGGCGGCGGCAGATCCGGCAGGTCGAAGCCGAAGGCCGCGGCATCGTCGGCGGTTTCGTCTACAACGCCACCGCCTGCCCAATGCTCAGCGGCCTCGATCAGTTTTTTCGCTTGGCTCCCTGCAGACTCTCGAAGTAGGCCACCGTGATGGCGCTCGCAAGCATCGGCACATCGAGCAACTGCTCCAGCGCCTTCTGGCTGAAGGGCACATCCTTTCCATCGCCATCGGTCACACCAGACCAGCCGACCAGTACCTCGGCTGCGAGATCAGCGTCGGTGATCTCTTCGGTCTTGATCTGGGCGCCGATCTCCGTGATGCGGGATTGACTCAACCGACGAAACTCCCCGTCGAAGGTCTGCCGTTGCATACGGCCACCATCAACGGGGATATCAAATGCGATCGGCCACGAGTAGGTGTCCGACTGCTTAAGAACAAAAGCCAAGATCAGGTGTAGACGAGACTGAACTCATCATTGCCTGAACTGGTCGGAACCGCAATAAACGGCATGTTCAGCATCTGCACGCCATCCTGATCCGAATAGGTCAGGTTGCCCAGATCGGACTGGGCAGTGGTCACCGTGGCGATGTTGCCAGCGGTGGTGCCGTGCTGGAAGGTGATGCTGCCGGTGCTGCTGCCGGTAGCGATCGTGAAGAAGTCCTTGGCCGTGATGGTCGGAGCTTCGATCACGATGGTGCCGCTGGGCGCCCGGTTGGTGATCATGATCTCCTTCGCACAGCCGACCAGCTCGCGATAGATCACGTCGTTGGCCATGCTGAAGTTGTAGCTCTGCAGGCAGCCGCTGTAGGAGAAGGCGCTGAAGTTGGTGGTGTTGCCCTGCTTGAAAATCAGCGGGGTGGCCTGGTTGGCGTAGGTCGGGGTGGGCAGCGTTTCATCGGTCGGGGCGTTGTAGATGCCCGTCATGGTGAAGCTGATCACGGGGATCTGACCCACCTCGCCGTTGATCTCGAAGGTGCCGCGGCAGCCGGTCAGCTTGTGGCGGATGCCATCCTCGTGGTAGTGGATAGTGCAGCTCTCGAAGCCGCTGCTCTCGGGCGCGTAGGTGGCGCTGGTGCTGGTCACCAGCGTCTCAGACAGGCCGCAGCTACGCAGCACCGGACCATAGGCCGGAGCGGTGCCAGCGGTACCGGAGCCAGCCAGCTCGACCTCAAAGGTCACCTCGACGCGAGTCTGAGCCAGCAGTTGATCGGCTTGCCCCATGTAAGGGCGAACCAGATCGCGGTTCACAGTCTCAGCAACCAGCGGCTGGATCTCAAGGTTGCGCACGAGAATGGCATTGCTCGAGCCGGTCGGACTCGAGTCAGTGCCGTAGGTGCTTTCAATCTTCGCCAGGATCAGGCGCCGGCGCGTCAGAACTGATGCCATCGGTGGCTACCTCAGGTTGGGGATGGGGAGCCGGCTGAGTTCGCTCGATGAGCTTTCGCTTGCCGGTTTTCTTGTCGACCAGATAGCTGCCGCCCTGGCCTTTGTGTTCGTCCATCATCGTAGCTACTACGGACTCTGCGCCAAATTAGCGACACGGGTCCGATACTTCACAACGTAGTCGCAGGAGATCACGCCAGATGGCTGGTCGGCCTCCTGCATATCAAAGCTCACACCAGTCGGCTGTACGTCGTAGGCATGGCCTCCGACCGTTAGATCTGCCATCACCTTCGCGTGCAAACTCTCCACGATCGGATCAGCCACCTGATCTGGGATGTTGCCGCGCACGATCACCGCAATGCGCACCGTGAGCGTCCAGTCCAGCGTTGGCGTGCTGGTCAACT